AATATAATGACAAACTTAAATATAAATAATGCAGAAAGAGTAATCAATCAAATAAAAGCAGATATAGAATTTGCACAATTTCAAATTAACCAATGTTCTAGCTCTGTAAAAGGATTTTTAACATCAGAAGGAAATCCTCCAACTTGTATTCTTACAACAGATGAAAATGATTTAGTTAATTGTAATTTTGATGTTAGTGAAAAAACTTCTAAATTATGGTGTGATGTTATGAGCAATAATCCTACTAATACATTTTTATATTTAAGTGCTAAATCAAGTGCTAATGGTTGGAAATCACAAAAGGCTTTATCAGAAAAATATTTATCAATGTATATGGGGGAGGTGTAAAATGAGTACTCGTTCAACATTAACAATTAAGAGCCAAGCAAGTAAGATTAATTTTTATAGACACATGGATGGCTACTTGGCAGGAGCAGGAATAGATTTATTAACTGTTTTTGCTAAAGTAAAAGATACATCATCACAAAATAAATTACCTGCTATTTTACAAGCCATTAGCAATTTAGCTTATAAAGATGGGAGAGGAATATACGAAGTTATAGATTCTCCCTCTATGCATTCGGATAGAGAATATCATTATACAGTTACAGTTATCGATAATGATATTCATATAAGGATAGAAGAGTTTGATTTTGGAAAACATATTGGCAAAACTTTCTTTCAAGGCTCAGTAGAAAAATTAAAAAATTATTTTATTGAGGAGAAAATTATATGACCAGACCTTATAAAATAACTGTAATGAGAAAAACTATTATAATTATAAGTTTAATCGCTCTAGGAGGTTGCACTACAGCTTGGAAACCTATTGTAGATGTAAGAGCAAGCAAAGAGCCTAGAGAATTAACTAGGGACATTTTAGAGTGCAGAGAGTTGACTGCTGAAATAGTAGGAAGTAAGTTTAGTTGTTGGGATAAACCTTATTGGCAATGTGATAAAGACTCTGCTCCTATTAGACAATGTTTAGTCAATAGAGGACATAGTGTATTAAATTAAGGAAATATAATGAAGTATGTATTAAGCAAAGAAGAAGTAAAATGTTTAAATGACATTGTAGGCAGTTTAATGATTTCACAATTTAATAACCAAGATGATTATAGAGATTGTATAACTGAAATTATAAAAGAATTTTTTAATCTTAATTTAGAGGAAAGAAAAACTGTACCAATAGAACTAATGAAAGGACACTAGAATGATACAGAAAATGGCTAATAATAAATATTATAGATTCGGTAAATATAAAAATTTAACTTATAAAGAAGCTAAAGAAAAAGAACGTAAATATATTATTTGTGTTAATCAATTAAGAAAAGGAGAAAAATTAGTAAGTTTTTAAGCTATATAAAGGACAAGAAAAATGACTAAAATAAGAGCTATTGTAGAAGAAATAATTATAGAAAATGAAGTGTCAATAAATGAAAATGACAACAGAACATGGGAAAGAAGAATAGATAACTGTATTAAATCTAGAGATGATGCTGAAGATGAAGATATTAAAAAGATATGGGAAAGAACTTTGAAGTCTATTTTGAAGTTAGCAAAGAGAAAAACAAATTTAATAAATTAAATAATAATTTACATTAAGGTATATATAGATTATATTTAGTAAAATATTATTACAATAACTTGTGGAGAAAAAAATGTCAGAAGGTTTTGGTCAATGGCTTAGTAGATTGTTTATTAGTAAACCAACTAAAGAATTATCACAAATGACAAAAATAGAACTTGAGTTATTAGCTAGAGAGCATGGAGTAGAGTTAGACAGAAGGCTTAAAAAAGATACATTGATTAAGCAAGTTAAAAAAATTCAGAAAGTAAAATAGCATGATAAAAACTAAAGAAGAATTTAAAAAATGGAGAAAACAAATGGGCTACAATCAACAAGAGGTAGCTAATTTATTTGGATTAAAAACAAGAATGTCTATCAGTTACATAGAATCTGGTAAACAAAAAGTAACACCATCTATGGCAATAGCTTGTGAGTATTTATATAATAAGAAACATAATATTTGTATATGTGGAAATAGATGAGCCTAGCAATACCTCCTATTATGGGAGGCTCTCATGGTGTTGTGAGTGCAGGAGAATTAACTAAAGTAGACTGCAAAAAATTAATTAACTTGCATAAAACCTCCCCTCATACTAAAGGCAAAGTTCAAACATCATCTAGTGATAATGAAAAAATTGTATCTATAAGACAGGTTGATGCTTGGAGAATACATGAAAATCAATTATGGGTAGATGAGTTATTAATATCAACAATAAGAACAGTTAATGAAGATGTGTTTGAATATAACTTATCTGGTCTAGTAGAAAGACCACAACTGCTTAGATACAACGCAGGCTCTATAGGCTATGATTGGCATGTAGATATAGGTCAAGGTGATAGTATGAATAGAAAGTTAAGCATGTCTATCATATTAAATAATGACTATGAGGGTGGTGAGCTAGAGTTTTTTGGTGAAGGAATAACACATATTCCTACTCAGAAAGGCGATATAATAGCCTTCAGTAGCTTTATCCCTCATAGGGTAACTAATATAACCAAAGGAGAAAGATGGGCGATTGTCGCATGGTTCTCTGGACCACAATTTCGTTAATTACCTTCTGGATTTTTGTTAGTTAAACCCATTATATTAGATAATCTTTCTATTTCATTCTGACCTTTTTCAGATAACTTCAAATCACCATGACCATTATCGTCTGCATAACCTTCAGATTGTAAGTTATGTTTAATGTTGTCCGAAAGTTCAGCTACATTTTCTGCACCTTCTACTCTGACTAATGCAGTTAACCTTTTCATTTGAGTATGACTTAATCTAGGCATTGCTACTCCTGCTTAGGTTCTACTTTTTGTTTCGGTTGTTGTGGTGGTTTCTTTACTGCTCCTATCATACCCATGCCACCTTTAGCTACTCTGTAACCAAATGATGCTGATATAGATATATAGATGCAATTAGCAAACCAATCTGGTGTGCTTTCATCTAAGAAAACAAATCCTTCTTTGACTGCATCTTGAGTCCACGGCAGGAAACAACCTGCTAATACAGCAATAAAGAATATTGTCCATGCTTCATCTTTCCAAGAACCACCCATTTGTTCTGTTAAAGATTTCTCCATGTCTAGCTCGCCAGTAGCTTGTTTTTCATAAACTGTGGCTTCAGCTTTAGCTTTTGCTACTTTTATAGATGTTAAAGCTTTTTTCTCTTCTACTTTTCCTTTTACCCATGATCCTGCTATATCACCAACAGCACCGAGTAATCCTCCTATTAAAGGTATAGCCATTAATAAATTAATCCTTTCTTATAACTGATTCCATCAAAAGTTAATGATTCTTTACGGTTTTTAAATAAAGCTGTTTCTTCTAAATTATAAGATACATGAACCCATCCACTACTTGGATTATCTGCTTTATAAAATTCTAATATTAATTGATCATAATCTAGGTTATCTTCTATCCATTGTGCTAATATAGCATTTGGTATACCTGCAATTTCTATATCTGCCGCTAAACCCCTACAATGTTGAGAAGTTTTTGAACCACCTATAGTTTCATTTAATAAAATTGATCTATATCCTGATGATGGAGAATAAGCTAATTTGTAATTATCTCTTATAGGTTGCAAAACATTTTTGCATAAAGCTTTTAAATTATCTATAATATCAGATTCAAAAGAACTATCTGGAATATTATTAATTCCTTTTCTTGTTGCTGTTTGAGATTTACATAATTCAGCTAACGTAAAATTATTTGATAATTTCATCAGCAAATCCTTTTACCATAGTAAATATTTTAAAATAATCAGCTATTACAAGGCATATAAATGTGTATACAATGCGCTCTAACCTCTTTAACCTAGCATTTACCCCTAAACGATACATAGAGCATTCTGAGGTGTGTTTTTCAATAGCTACTAATGCCTTTGTTGCTATATCATTCATTATTTTGGCATTCCATCTGGTACAGTAGCCCAATTATATAAAGGAGCAGGAGTAACAACAACACCATCTGCACCATAAGTAGCATTAAATAAAGCAGATAATGCATCAAAGTCTGTAGCATCTGTAACTGACGTAATCATAGTATCTGCCGCTGTTCTTGTATTATCTCTATAAGTAGTAACAGTTGTGGGAACATCAATATCTTTTTCAACTTTTCTTACTATCCATTTATCTGTTTGATTTAATAAAGAAGATTGTACATTTTTAATGTTTGCTATAATTTCTGATTTTAATCCTAAAGTGATCATTTGATTTCCATCATTATCTAATTTAGGATCATTAGCAGAAGTTCCTTCTGGAGCTTCACCACCATCTATTTCGTCTTGACTCCAAACTTCGTTCACATCATCAATATTTTTAGCAATATAACTATATGTTCCATCAATAACAGAATCTTCACTATTCCAAGCATAATTAATACCACCATTCCAATATAATTGACTATTACTAGGTGGACTATTAACCATTGTTACAGGATAGACACTAAACTCAGCTAGTTTAGTATTATCTTGAAAATAACTCTTTGGATATACTGTACCTTGTGCATCTAATAAATTTACAGGGTTTGCATACATTTTTACTATATTTCCTGCTTCTATTTTACCCCACATATTTTTCTCCTTTGTAAGATTGTCTAATTACTATTAATAAAGCCATCATTGTTTATTCCTATCTTGCTGTTGCGTATTTAAATGGATTATGTGCCATTGCTAAGTAGATATAAGTTCCACCACTAGAGTTCCAATTTTGTGTATTTCTTAATTTAA